AAGAGAAAGAAAAAAATTACAACAGGTGAAAAGTCAGGTACCTGGGGTACAATTACAAACACAAACCTACAAATATTAGAACAAGCAGCTAGTGGTTACATAGCTATAGATGTAGCATCTAGCGATGTTGCTTTAGCATTATCAAACCATGCCGTATCAAATGGTAAAAATTTATACTTTAAACTAACAGGAACTTTAGCAGCTAACAGAACAGTTACTATGCCTAATAGTGCAGAAAGAGTATTTATCGTAGAAGATGCTACAGCTAGATCAGCTTCAAATTACACGCTAACAGTTAAAACTGTATCGGGGACCGGAATAGCTTTACCAATTGGATCTAAGTCTTTGGTATATTCAGATGGTACTAACGTTAATAAAGGTTTAATTAATAAAGGGTACTACACAGTACCAGGAGCATATACTGCAGTAGATGGGGATCAGTTATTAATTGATACATCTTCAGGCGGTATCAATAGTTCAGTAACAGTAACCCTACCAGCGTCACCTGCTATCGGTAACGAAGTCACCTTTATTGATAGTGGAAACAATGTTAACTCTAACAATCTTACAATTGCAAGAAACGGCTCAAATATATTAGGAGCAGCTTCTAATTTAGTAGTTAATACAAATGGTGCAGCTTTTACTTTAGTATATGTAAATGCAACAAGAGGCTGGGCATATAAAGATAAAATATAGGAGCTAGCAGATGGCTCTAGTTGAGTACAAATTTCTTCCTGGAATAGACAAACAATCTTCTGACTCTGGTGCAGAAAACCGTTGGATTGATTCTGATAATGTTAGGTTTAGATACGGCCTACCTGAAAAAGTTGGTGGGTGGTCATCACTTGTTACAGATACAATAGTAGGTGTAGCAAGAGCAATGCATGCTTTTACTGATCTAGAAGGTAATAGGTATGTTGCTATAGGTACAGATAAATTTTTATTAATATACTTTGAAGGCAAACTTCACGACATTACACCTTTGAAAACTACTTTAACATCGGCAACAATTGCAACTACAAATGGTTCACCTACATGTACAATTACAAAAGCTGCACATAATTTAGCTGTCGGAGACATAGTACAATTAGATTCTGTAACGTTACCTGGTGGTACAGGTTTTAGTAATTCTGATTTTGAAGATAAAAACTTTCAAGTTATAACAGTGCCTACAACAGGTACGTTTACAATTACGCAATCATCTAATGCATCAGGCACAGTGTCTACTGGTGGTAGTTTAAGTTTAAAACCTTACGAGCCTGTAGGACCAAGAGCACAAACATATGGTTATGGTTGGGGTGTTGCTGGTTGGGGCGATGGTAACTGGGGTGAAGCTGCAACAGCCTCTGATGTATCTCTAGAGCCAGGACTATGGTCATTAGATAATTTTGGAGAAGTATTAATTGCAACCATTGCAAATGGTAAAACATTTACATGGAATGGTGGTGCAGCATCTGCATTAAATAATCGTGCATCAACTACAACAACAAGCTTTGAAACTAATAATAACCCAACAGCAAGTAGAATTACACTTGTGTCACCAACAACTAGACACTTAATACATCTTGCAACTGAAACAACTATTGGTAACACAGCTACACAAGACGATATGTTTATAAGATTCTCTGATCAAGAAGCGATTAATACATATGCACCCACTGCAACAAACACTGCAGGCACACAAAGACTACAAGACGGTACAAAAATTATGGGTGTGTTAAAAGCAAAAGAAACTATTTTAATTTTTACAGATAATGCATTGTATACCATGAAGTTTGTTGGAGCTCCGTTTACATTTGGCTTTGAACAAGTAGGAACAAACTGTGGTTTAATAGGTAAGAATGCATGTGTTGAAGTTGATGGTGTCGCTTACTGGATGTCACCTAAAGGCTTCTTTGCATTTGATGGTACAGTAAAATCATTACCATGTACTGTAGAAGATCATGTGTTTGAAAATATTGACACTACAAAAGGACAACAAGTAAATGCAGGATTAAATAATTTATTTACAGAAGTTGTTTGGTGGTATCCAAGCGCGGGTTCTGATTATAACGATAAATATGTTGTTCTTAATTTTGGTGAATCTGCTTTGACTAGAGTTGTAGGTGGTGTTTGGTATACCGGTACAGAATCTAGAACTAGTTGGGTAGATGCAACTATATATCCAAAACCTTTTGCAACTAAATATGATGTAAATTCTTCAGGTACATTTCCTGTAATTGTAGGTCAATCAGGACTAGGACAAACCACACTATTTGAGCACGAAGTAGGCACAGATCAAGTAAATCCAAATGGTACGACTACATCAGTTACATCATTTATAAAGTCATATGATATAGATATAGAACAAAGGTCTAGAAATCCAATAGCCCCTGCTGTTGCTGGTGAAGTATTTATGAAGATGAGAAGATTTATACCTGATTTTAAATCATTACAAGGTAACGCAAAAGTAACATTGGGTATAAAAAGATACCCACAAGAAGCTCAAACTAATACAGCATTAAGTCCTTTTACAATTAACTCTACCACAATTAAAAAAGATACTAGAGCTAGAGGACGATATATAAATATTAAAATAGAAAATGATACAGCTAGTGAATCTTGGAGATTTGGTACTCTTAAACTAGATGTGCAATCAGATGGTAGAAGATAATGACTAAAATAAATATAAGATTACCAGAACCAAAAGAAGAATATGATGTATCAAATCAAAAACAAATTAACAGAGCTTTGACAATTATGAAGGACCAATTAAATTCTACGTTTTTGGATGAAGTAAAACAGGAGCAGGAACGAGTGTCCTGGTTTATAGGTGGCTAACGTATTTACAAACGCTAAAAAAGACTTAACAACTAATGGTGTAACCACTGTGTATACAGTTCCTGCATCAACAACTGGTATAGTAAAATCAATATTAGTATCTGAGGACTCGGGGAACGCGGATTCTATAACTTTGACGCTAACAGACGCGTCAGCAAATGTCTTTAGTTTGTTTAAAACTAAGGCCATATCTGCTAATCAAACAGTAGAATTACTTTCTAGCCCTATTGTGCTACAAGAAAGTGAGATAATTAAAGCAACAGCAGGTACAGGAAACAGGTTACATATTGTGCTTTCTGTGCTACAAATAAACAGGGAATAATTATGGCTTTTAAAGAAGAAGGATCAGTCGAATATATAGAAGTAGATGGTAAGAAAGTACCAGTAGTTCAATGTGAGGCTGAAGTTGTATTAAGAAATACACAAACAAACTATGAGTATGGCTCAGATCAAGAGGCTGAGGACGATATTAACAACCCAGATACAGATACACAAAGAGAACACGTAACAAGATCTGTTAAAATAAAGGTAGCTAAGATGCCATCGTTAGGTGCATCTTCTGATAAAGATGAGTAAGAAACCATTAAACATATCTGAAGAAGCGGCAGTGCAAATGCCGATGAAAACGGTAGCTTCATTGATAATCATCGTAGCACTAGGCACAATGGGTTACTTTCAAATTATAGAACGTCTTAATGTTGCAGACACACGTATACAGATTATGGAGAAAGATCTTGAAGAGAATACAGAGTTTAGAATAAAATGGCCACGGGGCCAACTTGGATCGCTTCCCGCGGACTCGGAACAATTTATGATGATCGAAGATCTTTATAAGACTACCGATAAGTTAAACGCGCACATAGAAAACATGGCGTTAAATAAAGTTAATATAGAATTTTTAAGAGGACAAATGGATAAAGTTTTATCTGACATCGAAAAATTAAAAGATGCTAATAGAGAAATAAAATACATAAACGGGGGCTCACAATAATGTCTATATTTGCTGCACCTTCTTTTTATAATCAAGCTGATCAAGATATCTATCGTCAAGGTTTTAGTTTTATACCTCAAGAAAGATTTAGAGGTGGTGCATTTAATTTTCCTACTTCACCAACTACAACAGGTGGAGTAACTACATTACCTGTAGCAACAGCTCTAAATGTGGGCGGTGGAGGAGGCGGAGATAATAATCCATTTAATCCAGATATGAATCAAATAAGAACTGATTTTAGACCAGACACAGAGTTTAGAAGATTTAATGAGTTTGGTATTACAAGTCTAGATGATGCTGACACTATGGATTTAAAAACTATGGAATCTTATCCTGAATACTTTGGACTTCCAACAGGTGTTCCTAAAACAGGAATAGCTGGATTTTTTGATAAGGTTAAAGGTTTCTTACCTGGTGTAGGGTTTTTATCAAGAGTAGGACCAGCAATACAAAACATGTTACCTATAAATGAAAGAGCAATTTTAGAAAATCAATTAAGGGGCTCTGGTGTTTTAACTGATGACATTGGTAGAATAGTAGTTGGTCCAGGTGGATATAATACACCTGAAGGTATCATGGCTGGATACAATCTTAACAATATAACTCAAGGAACTATTGATAAGAGAACAGATAGAATAGGTAAAACTTTAGGAGATAAATACGGTATAAGTAATGCTGATATACAGGGGTTAATGGATGGCACAATTGACGACGATGACATAGCAGCTAAATATGGAATATCAACTAATCTAACTTCTCAAATAAGAAACGTAGTTTTAGCAGGACAAAATATTCTTGGTGCACGAGCAAAAGCTCAAGAGATACGTGACTTTAGAAATCAACAAAGAATTGATGCAATTAATAAAAAGAAAGCTGAGGCTAAAGCAGCAGGAGATGCTGCGAGAGCAAGAGCATTACAAATTCAAGCA